TCGTCAACACTAAACCTCGCAACGTGGTTGCGCAGGCTATGTTCGACCGTAGTGGCCCTTATAAGTCTAAGGCTGTAAAAGTCGAGACTACTTACAAGCGCCAGCCAAAACATCGTAACCGACTCAATCAAGATATTTGACAATAAATGGCATTCCTGCTATAATACTTGTATTGATTGATTGAAAGGTTACTAATGATTTTGACAAGCGCACCTCAGAACGAAGCTACTCTGTCCAACGTAGGCGAGATTGGCGAGTTTCGCATCCGCAACTCTGCTAAGGCATTCTCTATCTTGTCCAGTGGTTTGTATGCCAACAAGATTCGTGCCATCATCCGTGAATTGTCCTGTAACGCTATTGACGCACAAGTGGCCGCTGGTACACAAGACAAGCCCTACGAAGTTCACCTGCCTACCGCACTTGAGCCACACTTCTCTATCCGTGACTATGGCACTGGTTTGAGCCACGAGCAAGTCACGCAAATCTATACTACCTACTTTGAGTCCACCAAGACAACATCTAACGAGTTCATTGGTGCTCTTGGCCTCGGTAGCAAATCTCCCTTCTCATACACCGACAACTTTACCGTGACTGCTATCAAGGACGGTCGCAAGGGTATCTATACCGCGTTTATCAACGACAGCGGTGTGCCTTCAATCGCCCTTATGTTCGAGGAAGTAACTGACGAAGCCAACGGCGTTGAAGTCAAGTTTGCCGTGACTGAACGTTACGACTTCAATAAGTTCCGTGACGAGGCACGTGCCGTTTACAAATACTTTACAGTTCGTCCTACCATCACCGGCTATCAAGGCTTTGAGTTCGAAGAGCCACAATACGAAACTGAAAACATCATTCCTGGTGTACATCACGGCACTGGCGGCAACCGTAGTTACGCTATCATGGGCAACATTGCTTACCCTATCGAAGTGCCTAATGCCGATCAACTTGGCGAAGTAGCAGGCTTGCTACAATGTAACTTGGTCATGGAGTTCGCAATCGGTGAGTTGGACTTCCAAGCATCACGTGAAGGCCTGTCTTACATTCCTCAAACGATTGAATCAATCAAGCGCAAGCTGGAGCAACTCAACGCACACTTGGCAACATTCATTACCGAAGATGCTGACAAGATTGAAAACTTGTGGGAACGTGCTATCTACTTGAGCAAAAAGCGTGACCAGTACCTGTGGAAAGCCGCCGTTGACAAATACGTTGCCGACACTGACTTCCCACTGTTCAACAAATGCACTAACTCACGTTGGGACGCACTTCATACCTTCAAGTTGAATACTGAGGTCTTGAAAGAAAAGTACAACATCGTCATTCGTGCGTTCTCTCGCAGTCGTCATGCTCAAGCGTGTTCTAATTACAAGGCCGATGGCGTTCACGACCGCACTACTAATGCGTATCACACTGAGTGGCGTATTCGTGTTGATTCGGATGTGTTCTTTGTGTTCAACGACACCAAGATCGGTGCCCTTGAGCGCAGTAAGCATCACTGGCGCAACAAAAAAATCGATAGCACATACACCGAAAAGGTATATGTTGTCGAAGCATACGACCGCACTAAGCCTGTCAAGAAAACACAATTCTTGGCAAGCATCTACAATCCGCCCTCTGACCGTGTATTGTTGGCAAGTTCTTTACAAGATAAAGAGCGCAAGTCAAGCAAGTTGGGTAAGAACGTTACTATCCTTCACCTCGAAGAACGTAGTCGTGGTTACTACAACCGCAACACTGATATGGTCTGGGCTGATGCTGGTACTGCCGATTCGTTTGACTCGAACAAGACTTACTACTACTTGCCTCTGAGCGGATATCAGTCACTTGGTGTTGTTCAAGATATCAAGCAACTTCAAGCACACTTGAAGGCTGCCAAAATTCATACCGACAAGGTGTATGGTGTTCGTAAGGGCGACATGGACTGGGTCAATGAGCAAACTAACTGGGTCAACTTGGACACTTTTGTAATTGCCGAATTGAACAAGTTGGGAACTAAGAGCGTGATGGAAATGGTCAAACAAAGTATTGACTTTAACTCATACTTCACGTATACTAGCATCATTACTGACCTGAACGTTGATAGTCCTTATGCTACCATGTATCGTGAGTTCCATGGTGTGAAAGACATTGACGCTTCAGTTCAAAGTAGTTTGGAATACTTGTGCCGCGAATACAAAGTAAGTACATCAACAAATGTTGAGCCTACTGCTGAAATCGCTAAGTACAAGGATCAACTGAAGGCTGTGAAGTCCCGCTACCCTCTCCTGGGTGCTATTAGTAGATGGAGTGCCTCTGACGAAGCAGTGGCCGAATATATCAACGCAATCGACCAAGTAAAAGGAATTTAAAATGAGCTATCCGTTTCTGATTCAAGGTAACAACATTACCGTAATCATCGGCAATCAGCCGCACACTATCGCTAAGACACACATCACCTATGAGCGTGTCAAGGAGGCTATCAAAGCCGGTGACTGGGAAACAGTCAAAGATATCATCGAACCTAAAAAGATGGTATTGAACTATGGTAAGGGTCATGTCGCTATCAAGGGTGAAACACTCTACTGGAAAGACAAAGAACTTCATAGTTCATTGGCTACTCGTATGATTGCCATGCTACAAGAGGGTTTCCCTATTGAGCCAATGGTAGCGTTCATGGAAAACTTGATGGCTAACCCCTCTCGTCAAGCTGTGAACGAATTGTACGGCTTCCTCGAAAAGAACAACTTGCCGATCACACCCGATGGCCACTTCCTAGCATACAAGCGAGTTCGTGAGGACTACCTTGATTGTCACAGTGGCACTATGGATAATAGTGTTGGTAAGATTGTAGAGATGGAGCGTAACGAAGTTGACGACAACCGCAACAACACTTGTTCGGCAGGCTTACACTTCTGCTCACACACTCTTACTTGAGTCACTTCGGTGGTGCTCGTACCGTGATTGTGAAAATCAACCCACGTGACGTAGTATCTATCCCTAGCGACTACAACGATGCTAAGGGTCGTGCTTGCCGCTACGAAGTTATCGGTGAAGTTGGCGTCAATCCCGAAGATGAAGTTGAGTTTACTCAGCCAGTTCAGGACAACGCTACCAGCGCACAGGCAGTCAACCCAACGACTACTTTCCCTGGTTACGGTGCTGTACCACCAACGCTGACACAAGTGGTGCCACAGGTCAACTGGCCACAGGCTCCAACCCAGCCGTAAAAAATACCACCTTCGGGTGGTATTTTTCCAATTTCTATTGACAAAAATTCAGAACCTGATACAATAGAGATAAATAAACGTAGAGAAGCGATAGACGCTGATCCGACAACTATCTTAAGGAGTTTAAGATGTCAAAACCATATGATACACTGGTCCTTATTGGACGCTTTCAACCATTTCACAATGCTCACCTAGAGATTATCAAGCGAGCCACAGCACTGACAGATCAACTTGTTGTCATCTGCGGTAGTGCAAAACAACCACGCACTTACAAGAACCCATTTACATTCGACGAACGTGCTAGAATGATTCGTGCCGCTACTGCTGGACTCAGTATGCGAGTCTATGTCGAACCAAACATTGATACTATCTACAATGACCAAGCATGGGCAGTTCGTGTGCAAGGCATTGTCAGCAAATATCGTGTGCTAGGTGGTGCCGGAGTTGGTATCATTGGGCATAAGAAAGATGAAAGTTCATTCTACTTGGACATGTTCCCTCAATGGGGCTATGAGAACGTAGAAGAAATTGAGCCGTTGAGCGCAGTTAACATTCGCGACCTGTACTTCAAGCGTGACTGCAACATGAAGTTCATTAAGGCTGTGGTTCCTGAAACTACCTATGACTTCCTTAACGAATTCAAAGACACACCTGAATACGAACAGATCATTCGCGAGCGTGAGTTCGTAGCCAACTATAAGAAACAATATGCTTCACTTCCTTATCCTCCTATCTTTAGCACTGCTGATTCTGTTGTAATCCAATCAGGCCATGTGCTAATGATTCGTCGTCGTGCTGAACCAGGTAAAGGCTTGTGGGCATTGCCAGGCGGGTATGTTAACGCTAACACCGACAAGTCAGTGGAAGATGCGGCTATTCGAGAGTTGCGTGAAGAAACACAAATCAAAGTTCCTGCTCCTGTGTTGCGTGGTAACATTGTACGCAGTAAAGTATTTGATGCCATTGACCGTAGCCCACGTGGACGTATCATTACACACGCATTCTACATCCAACTGCCCGATGGCGAGTTACCTAAGATCAAAGGCAGTGATGATGCAGACAAAGCACGTTGGGTTCCTATCGCTGAAGTAAAGAGCGAGGAATGCTTCGAAGACCACTACGAAATCATCCAACACTTCTTAGGAGCGTAATATGAACGAACGAATTCAAAAACTTGAGCAACAGGCTCGTGCTTATGCTATCAAGCAAAATGAAACTACATCAATGCCGTATAGTCAAGCATACGCAGAAAAGTATGTAGAGTTGATGGAACGAATGGTGTTAGATGCAATGGTAGAATCTGAATGGTTTCATGGCAAAGCAAACAATAATCAACTGACACAAAAATATGTGGCAAGAACATTTCGGGGTTGAAGAATGTTAAAACATACTAAAGGTAATCTACTTGACTTAGCCGAAGCCGGAGAGTTTGATATTATTGTGCAAGGTTGTAATTGTTTCAATGCCATGGGCGCAGGTCTTGCTCCACAGATTGCAAAACGATATCCAAAAGCAGAGGAAGTTGACAGTGCAACCACTCGCGGTAACATTGCCAAATTAGGTAATTGGACAATGGCTTGGAGTGATTATTACGATAAGAATATCAAGCCTTTTAAAATTATCAATGCTTATACTCAATATGTTACAAGCCAACAAGGTGAAGATGTATTTGAGTATGCGGCTTTTGAATTGATCCTGCGTAAGTTGGCGCATGAATATGGACGTCACCGTTTTGGATTGCCCTACATTGGCATGGGCCTGGCTGGCGGCGACAAGAAAAGAATTATGGCAATGATTGAAGACTTTGCTGAACGGGTAACAACTAAGGGCGGCACGGTAACTCTGGTCGAATTTGGAGGTTAATATGGCGCAGTATACTATAAAAGACGATGGTAAAGCCAGCCAAATGATGTGGGACGCGGGACTAGGTGGCGGAGGACCGTGGGTACATTGCAGTTGCGGTAAGGACAACAGTGTTCCTTGCGAGGGCGAGGGCGATTACGATTCTAATGATTGTTTTGAATACATTGAGTTAGACGGGCAGTTGTTTGTCTATGGCTGTGAGGGTTGCGAGAAAAAACTTTTGAAATACGAAAACTTTATTTGGCAGAACCGTAACAACATTCGTCGTTATCTTAAGATTAGGATCGACCAGGAAAAGGCTTGGGCTGACCAAGAACATTTGTTAAACATTTTAGCAGATATTAAATAAAGTATCTAACATGAACAAGATATCGTCATCATATCTAATACGCAAAAGTCTGTATCCATTCTTTTTAGCGTATTCTGTTTTGAGTCGGTCTCTTGTTTGTGTCAGTAACAGTTGGTCTTCTTTAGTTATCAGTTTAGAAAAGGAGATTGGGTTATAGTGATATTCACCGTCAAACTCTATTAAGAGGTTTTTCTCGGGAATGTAGAAGTCATACTTCAAGCGACCATTTTTAGATTTATAATATAGGTCAGGGAATGATTTCTGAAACTCAAAATGAATGTTATGTTTAGTAAGCCAGTCATAAATTTTAACTTCACCTTTACTGGGATTACTGTTGAAGCAGGACGGACAACCAACGCCATTGCTCCAGTGGTTAGCAGGACTGATACTAAAATCACCGTGAGTGGCACAAGTAACATTAACCTTTTTGTGAGCACCTTGGTAAACTACATTATCGTAAGTGTATCTGTTATTATGAATTTCATTGGCTTTAGTAACAAATTCATCTTTGGACAAGGTAGTTTTGGAATTAGTAGTAAGTCTACCACATTCAGGACAGCCCGATTTATTGATAATATGTGCCCGACGAAGTTGCTGAAAATTACCATGAATAGGACATATGATTGTTAACTTTGAATCAGTTATGTTAACAAGTGAATAATCATATTTGTTATTATGAATTCTATGACCATCTTTGATAAAGTTCTCAAGTTTCTCGGTAGCGGTAAATCCTCTTCCACGGCATTTTGGGCACCCGTATCCGGTAAGATGGTTGTTAGGAGTGACCAAAAAGTCTCCGTGTTCCCTACAGGTAACGGTAACTTTGGTCTTAGCGGTACGGTAGTCAACTTTGGAATAGTCAAATTTGCCACCGTGAATTTTCTTGGCTTTATCCAAAAATACTTGATTTTTATTCGTAGTCATTGTATAATATCTCTATGTAACAACAGTATTTATGCCAAGTTACAAAAAAGTCCCCGAGATAGACTTAGGGCAATTTAACTTAAAAGGAACTTTTAAAATGAAACTCTCACACAACATCATTCTCAACACGGATTCATATAAAGTAAGTATGAATCGTCAATACCCAGCAGGTACTACTGGTGTTTATTCATACATTGAATCCCGGGGTGGACGTTACGGCCAAACTGTAATGTTCGGCCTACAAGCCTTCATTAAGGAATATTTACTTGAGCCAATCACACAAGCCGATATTGATATTGCGGACACAATTCTCACTGCTCACGGCGAACCCTTCAACAGAGTGGGATGGGAGTACATTCTACAAGCACACGGTGGTTACCTCCCTGTCGTTATACGTGCTGTGCCTGAAGGCACAGTGGTACCTGTTAAAAACGTTCTGGCAACTATTGAGAACACAGACCCTAAGTGCTACTGGCTTACCACTTACTTGGAAACTGCTCTACTACGTGCCGTCTGGTACCCAACTACTGTTGCTACTCAGTCTTGGACCATTCGCAAAATAATTCTTGACTACTTGGAGAAAACTGGTGATCCTAACCTTATTGATTTTAAGTTGCACGATTTTGGTGCTCGAGGTGTATCTAGTCTTGAATCTGCCGGTATTGGTGGAGCGGCACACCTTGTCAACTTTATGGGCACTGATACAATTTCTGGGCTACTGTACGCTCGTGAGTTTTATAACGCTGGTGTTGCTGGTTTCAGTATCCCTGCCGCAGAACACTCAACAATTACCAGTTGGGGCCGTGATGGTGAAGTAAAAGCCTATGAAAACATGCTTAAACAATTTGCTAAACCTGGTTCCATCGTTGCCGTGGTTAGTGACAGCTACGATATCTACAATGCCGCTGAAAAACTATGGGGTGAGGCACTTCG